CGCGCAGTGCAGCGAAACAACGTTGACCCCGGCGAAGCACATGAAGGCAACGTGGGCATTGACAGCAACGGCCGCATCACCATATATGACATGCAAACAAAACCTAGCTATATGCGATTCGACGTCGGGGCAGTGCGTGTTAATAGAACCTACCGTGAATTAGTCGATCGATTGCCTAAAATAATTTTACACCCTACTAAATTTGATGCAACCGGCATTGATACTCCGGGTGACCCCAACATGTAAATACACCGGATTGACGTGATGCGCTGACTGGTGCATATGTATGTGCTGGACATGTATGCGTGGTAGTATGTGCAATAGTATGACCTGTAAGGGCGTACTAGTCTTTTAAATTCTATTTTTTTAATATTTTAAATTTTTCTTGATTATAGGTTGTTATGTATCGATTTTTTTCTTATATTTAAAGAAAATAATAAGATATATGAATAATTCTAGAGAGTATAACAAAGCTAGGCAGGATGCTAGGCAGTTTGGAGCCCCGGGGTTGAAACGCGGAGTGAATTCAAATAAGAAAACTGGTAAAATGTCTGGATATTGGAGATCCGGTCGTATACAGTGGAATGGTGAATTTATTAATGGCAATCAGATCGGTATCTGGACTTACCATGGTAAATCAGGTAAAAGTGTGCAAGAATTATATTTTAACTTATAAAATTTAAGAGTTATGAGAGTATATTTTTTTAATGACCCGTCAACGTTATTTTTTGATACTAAGAAAAATGCGTTTTTTATAGAACGATTACCTAGGGATGTAATAAGTCCTAATGCCATGTTGAAATACATAAAATTGAGATATCGTAATCGAGGAGTATATGATGCAAATTTTTCTTCTCCAATACATGCAATGATCAATTCAATTGAAGTTGTGCCTGAATCTCTACGAGATCTGATTGATTTTTTTGATGTTGAATATGATAGAGCTAAACCATATGGTTATCGAGATGCATTTGCAATTCAAAATCTTGAATTTCAGTCTGTTGTATTTGGTCAAATACGCGTGCCGCAAATGATCAAAGAATTAGGACATAAAAGACTTAAAACTGCAGGGCGGAAAGTTCGTCATAAACAATTTGATCCAGAAGGCAATTTCACCGGCTATCGAGAATATGATGTAATTTTCGAAACCCATATGGTATTTGGTGCTCAATTGAATTTGAGAGACGAAATATATGCAATCCGTTGTTGGTGCACTACGACTGAAGAAGAGCATTGGTTGTGGATTGAAGATCGATATAAAGACGATCCATTAGAAGCAATTGCTTCAACATTCCGGATTCACGAAAATTTAATTCCATTTATTAAAGAGCTCAAACGACAAGGCGATATATTACTAGTAGAATTATCTGCAGACATAGATCCTAAAGGAGATTTGGTTCCTCTTTCATCAGATCAATATTTTGAATTATTAACCGCACAAAGTTAAATATTTGGTTGGATATATAATAGTTTTTTCTTATATTTATAATATTAATAAATTAAAAAGTTTAAGTATGAAAAACGAAACAGTAACGCTCGAGCCGAGCACAAACACTCATGCAATGCATTCGGAAGAAATTCGTGTAATAGACATGGGACATGGTACTTTGAAATTGAATATTCCTGCAGGAAATGCAGTTGTTACTCATGGCGAACATGGTACATTGGCAACTGAATCAAAACATGTTATGAAATATGTACAGCAAGAAGTTAATCCGTTAACTAAAAAAATGCAAGCTGCATTTGATTGATTTTTTTTCATATATACTACCATAATTAGACCCCGTTATGGGGTCTTTTTTTTTGTGTTATATTTATATTAAATTAATAAAAGATATACATGAAATTAAAAAATATATTGCTAGAAGGATACGCATGGGAACGTCGTGCCGATGGTTCTCTTCCTACATTGGCAGACACAACGGCCGCTCACCAAGCTAACACTAGGTTAACCACAGAAGCTTCTAGAGATCGATCTAATTATTCAGTATTAGAGTTAGTATCAGATGCAGAAGATATGCTTCAAAACATACGTAGTAATATGGCTACTAACAGTGTTTTGCAACGTGAAGAAAAAATGGGATATTTGCATGCATTCAATGAATTGTTGGATATATTAGGAGATATCGGATACCAGGCTGAACTAGACGCAGAATAACACGATGATTAGTTTGCGAGACATATTATCTGAAAAAAAGAAAGAATCCAAGAAACCAGATTTCGATCGCGCTGAATATTATAAAGAATATATTGAGCGGTTAATACCAAGTAATTTTAAAGTGGAATTAAAAAGTCAGGAACTAACTATTAAAATAAAAGATTAACCACACGTCTGCTACCTTAGACGTTTAGTTGCAAGACCCGAGCTAATTAGCTTGGGTTTTTTTATGATTATATATTTATATTAAATAACAAATACAACCATGATAGAAAAGTTTATATCTACATTATTCGCGAGTCGAACTCAAGCTCACATTTATCATTTACAAACAAAATCATATGCCGAACACGAGGCATTACAAGATTATTATGAAAATATTGTAGATTTAATAGATTCTATTACAGAATCATATCAAGGAAAACATGGAATCATTAAAAATTATACTCCGCCTGCAGGATTAGATAATTATATGGATAAAAAAGTTATAACGTATTTCAAAGGATTGGCATTATTCTGTGAAAAAATATACGATAAGTTACCAGACGATTCATATTTACAAAATTTATATGACGGAGTAATTGAATTGATCTATACTACAATATACAAATTAGAAAATTTAAAATAAAATATTATGATAAAATTATTAGATTTAACAAACGTACGACATCAAAGAATCGTTGCTGAAGAAATTTCTAAATTTAAAAAAAATAATGCTACGAGGATATTTGAAAATAATATACGTAATAAACAATTCTCGAGAAAAAAAGTTTTAAACTGGTTTGAAGAGAATGCGGATTTAGTTAAAGACTTTAAATTAGGTGTACAAGATTATAATACAATAATAAATTTCCTATCAAAAGGTAATCCATCTCAATATTATTTAAAAACATTAATTGATGTTGCTGATAAACTAAAAGGAGTAGCTATAGACGATAGTGATTTCTATGAAGATGACGATACTGACACATCGACATCCATGGATAATATTGTAAACACCAATATTGATCCACGTAGTATATTTCCAAGAATGCCATTAGATTAAGTTTATGAAACTTATACAAATAACCGATCATAATGATTGTATATATATGGTGAATATATATCATATAATATATTTGTCTAAATTAAATAATTCGACACTTATTCAATTAACAAACGGGTTAAAAATAACAACGAATTTACCTTATATACAATTGGCAGAACGAATATATGCAATGAAGTCAGATACAGAACAAACTAATTTTTTATATGATTAATATGAATTCACAAGAATTATATGAAGAAATGAAACAATTATGGGAAATATTCGAAGAAAATCATATTCGATTCCATAATAAACAAGTAAAAGCTGCCGGGAGTCGTGCTAGAAAATCTATATTAGAATTAAAAAAGATTTCGGGGCAATATCGCACTGCGTGTTTACGAGAATCGAAACAAATACAAAAATGAAAAAATTATTTGAACGCATAGTAAATGAATTATTAATAGAGCAAGAGGGTGATATTACTGGAACAGAATCTGTATATACTCCAGAACAACAAAAATTTTTAGCACATTTTGGTAAGTCTGGAAATGATTCTTTAGGTATATTATATTCTAGATCTGATATAGGTATACAAGAATTTATAAATCGTAGTGGTGCTATATATAATGCTACTCCAGATGTAATTGCGTCATTATTGAAATCTAATGTAATTTCTATAATTCCGTATACTGGATATAGTAGAAATACAGATTATACAATAAAATGCAATGTTCCGCTAGAAACATTAACTGCATTCAGTACAAATGACGAGCCAAATGATGATAAATCTGATACCCCTACTGACACAACGGTACCGGATAGTGACTTTTCAGGCGGCGGTGGTGGAATGACAACTGCTGATCTTGAAACTGGAGATATCGGCGGTGATGATACAGGCGAAGGTGATGTAGAGGTACCTGATACAGGTGGAACAGATACAGGTGAAGATGTAGCTGACAATGAACCAGAAGAAATACCAGACGAAGGACCAGAAGAATCATTCAGTAAAACCGGAAATTTAATATATGAAATGTCATATGATGTACATTCTCACTTTACGTATCCAGAAATTTTAAAAGAATCAGCTCATATAGCTAAAAAATTATTATCAGAACAAAATAAATCTATTTCTTTTCGTAAACGAGCATCTAAATCTCGTGTATTAAAAAGATTACCTAGTGGGTATTTAATATTGCTTGAAAAAATAATTAAAAATTTAAGTAATAAAATACACAATACGATTGAAAAAGAACATTTAGTAGCAGATATATTAGATAATTTAGCTCATAATTTTGGCTTAACGCCAAACCAAATATTACGATCATATACATTTTATAAAAATCAAAATAAATTACGTAACTTAATTAAAAAATAAATATTTATTGGTTATATCCAATATATTTTCTATTATAATTATAGAAACTAAATATTTTAAATTTATGAGTTATTACGTAACAAAAGTTCAAATCATTGATGAAATTGATACGCCTCGCGGTGTAAAATCAAAAAAAATTACAGAATCATACTTAGTAGAAGCAATGTCTGTTACAGAGGCAGAAGCTAAAGTTATTAAAGATTTTGAAGGTTATTCTGTACCATTCGAAGTAAAGGGTATAACGCAAAGTAAAATAATAAAAATTATTGACTAATGGCATATAAAGAAGGAAATGATGTTATCGTTAATGTACGAGGCACCAATCAGGTAGGAAAAATAATAAAAAAATTCATAGTTAATAAAAATCAGTTTTATGACATTTTATTAGAATCTAGATCTTGTATTACATGTGTTAATACAGCAAAATCTAAAAATATCTATATAGATAATAGTTTAACAAAAATGTTAATTGACACGGAAGTTATAAAAAGCAATATTCCATATGCAGATTTAGTAGAAACTGATATGTTACCGTATACTAGGTAATACCGAACGAATACAACAGTTTATCAATAATATTTATATAGTTATATATAAACTGTAATCATTAATTTTTGAATATAAAGAACATGAATATGAATAGTATAAACCAGCCATGGGGCATTTCAGATAAATATATAAACAAATATGGCTCATTATGGGCTAGTATTGATTTTATTTTAAAACCTATCACTATAAAATCATTACGTGATAATCCGACGTCAACTGTGGTTGGTGAATTAGTAATATTACAACAACATATACCAGTTACATTGAATGATTTAGAAGAATTAAAATTAATATTAAAAACAAATATAAAAAATATTACAGAAGATATTGAATGTAAACATGATATCCGGATTAGATATAAATCATTTAAAATGAACATAACAGAAATTAATCGGTTATATGAAACAGTTGAAGATTCATTGACAAGTATAACCAGAAAATATCAATTGGGATTATATTTATAATAAAATATGCAAAAATTTGGCTATTATTCTAATATCGATTCAACAAATGAGATTATTTCAAAATATAAATGTAATAATATCAAACAAGCAATTGAATATTTTTCAAAATTAAAAAAAATACCAGTTAATAAATTTATTAAATTATATACAGTAACTAATGAATTGTAATGAAATGAACAATATTTTTCAACATGTTGATGTAACTAAACATGAATATCAATTGATGTTGGATTATACTGCGTATGAAAAATTTCAATATATTACTGATTTATTTGATATACACGTAAAAAATAATATTGATACCGATGATACATTAGGAAAATTTTTCAATGAAATATATGATGAGTTAAATTCAACGATTGAATTAGATTCACAAGAAGACTCACAAACAACTATTGAATATATTCCTGAAGACGATATTAATTCAAAAAATCGTGTTGATATTTTGATTGACGACGATCATATTTTAATCGAATCGAATAGTTTAAAATCTTTAAAACATATCATATATAACTTTTTCGATACCGGTTATGTTTTGCAACGAGATAAAGAAACCGAAAAAATGTTTCGTAAAGATAAATTAACAAGATATCTTCGTGTATATAATATAATCGGGATCAATTCGATTATATGTCCCAATTAATATGGCAAAAAAGAAAACACAAATTATTCCTAAATATATACAAGCTAAATTTAAAAAGCCACAATATAAAGTAGGTAATGTTGTCTATATAACCTGGTTAGGAGAACGTAAAATCGGTAAAATAATTGAAATTATTAAACGCAATGAACAAAGTTATTATAAAGTTAAAAGTATTGGTAAATTATATACGTGTGGGATTGAAATCAATAATTACAAATCATCCCGGGACGCACCAGGATTCATACTTGCCAACGAAACCGACAACTCAGGACAAAGTTCGTTACGAAAAGAATTCAACAATTCAACAATATCTAGAAAGCCCCGCGGGGCAGCTAGTAGCACACCAGATTCGTCAACAAGCTCTAGACAATCTATTAATAACAATAACAAATCAACATCAAATAGCAGAATCAGAAAAAATGTTGACACAAAAAATTCTCATGAGCATGGCACTTCATATGTCAATAAGAAAAAATCACAATCTGTTACAAGAAAAAAGACCAAATTAAATAAAACGGCACAACAGCAAAGAGACTTTTTAAGTGGATTCGTAAAAAATTAGCTCTGATAATTTGGACTTCTGAAAAATTATACTTATATTTATAGTATAATTAAATAATTAACAAATTAAAATTTAGAGCAATGAAAAAGTTATTAGTGGTATTAGCAGTGTTAATTAGTGGCGCTGTATTTAGTCAAGAAGAAATAGAGTTAGATTCAACAACTCAATCATATCTAGATAATGCAATGACTGAGTATGAAGAATGGTATAAAACTACAAATTCATTTAAGGTAGGTGGTGATGATATGGCAGTAGTTGGATTGTTGAAAAATATTTTTTTTAATGACTCAGTAAAGTATATGTATGGCAAGATTAATCCAGATATTACCAAATTAGCTATTAATGCAGTTCATCCCGAAGACTTATTGAAAACATGTACATATGATAAATGGTTAAATTCAATTCAAGTGATTGATACGTCCCAATATGATGTTCGGTACCGTTATATTGAATCTGATCAGGCAGATGGAAAGCAGCTTTCGACGGAATATCTTACTATTACGAATAAGGAAACTAATAAATATAGAGATATATCATTTCATTACTATGAATATGCTCTTCGTTCTATATCAGATAACAAGCGTTCGTTATATAAATAAGTAATAGTCAATAATTAGTAATAATGGGGCAAATTGCCCCATTTTATTTATTAATAACAAAATTTATTACGTAAAATTTATATGTCTAAACGTGTCAAAATGCGTTCTTTCAACTTATCCACATCCGATATATCCTGACTTAAAGCCGATAGTTTAAATGTATTAATCATATTATCGACAAACTCCTTTGCCGCCTCAGGCTTAGCACTAAAGTTAGGCATAACCTTGTTAATTAATTCCACAATTACAAGCCCCGGGTTTTTGATTTCAATTGGCGTAATTGGTAATCTTACTGTCTTTCCTTCAGAATCGGTTACCTGGCTCATTGCGACTATAAATGCTAGTGGCTTAGCACCTTGAACTTTATAGTCCCTATTAAGTTTTCCTATATTTCCTACAACAATATATTGGTTTTCAGAAAGTTTATATAACGCACTAGCTTTTCGTTGAGTTGACCAGCTTCCGGCAATAAGAGGACGACCGTCTTCCATTTGGGTTGGAAATGAAAAAAAGTCCACATTACCATCAATTCGTGCAACTTTTTTGCCACTCATAATCGAATCTAGTTGTAGTGTTATATTAGAGCTTTGATAAAGTTCATCTTTATTTGACTGATCTTGTTCTGTAATAATCTCAGCCAACTTCACAATCTTACGTTTAGTAGTCTCAGAAAGGTTTTTTGCTCGGAATCTTAGCATGTTTTCTGCTAGAAGGTTTTTGTTTTTCATATTGTTTCTACAATTTAATATTCTATTTTTATATAAATATATCACAATTAAAAAACCGTTATTTTTTGGACTTCTGAAAAATTATACTTATATTTATAATATAATTAAATAATTAACAAATTAAAATTTAGAAATTATGAAAAAGTTATTAATGGTATTAGCATTGTTAGTTAGTGGTTTGTCTATATCACAAAATCCTTTACATGACACTATTTTAGAACAACCTTATCGCCACGATACTATCACAGATGACTTTTTTGACATTGAAACGATTAACGCCATCATGTTTGAAATGGTTAATGAGTATCGAGTTGAGAACGGATTAGAGCCATGTAAAATTGATACTGCCTTAATGCGGTTAGCTAATAATCACGCAGAATGGATGGCGACTAACGGAATCCTTTGTCATATTAATGATGAGCGAGTTCCAAACCACACCGATCACCGAAAATATAATTTTTCGGAAAATATTACGATAGCTACTACGATTCAATGGATTACACATTATTCGATAGCAACACGGGCTGTTCGTGTTTGGATAGGGTCACCGGCACATAGAAATAATATCTTAGATCCATATGCTAAATATATAGGAGTAGGTTCATTTTACCGTATGACAGAAAAAGGTCAACATGAACCATATTTTGTAGTTCAATTTAGAAGATTTCAATAACTATTTAGAGATCCATTTATTTGAAGGGAAACCAACTCCCCAATCGTGATCAGGTGTTCCAATATTAGTTCTATTTGTTGCTCGATCTGCAGATGCATACCCTTTAACAGTAGCAGATATTTCTTTAATAATTAATTCTTCTGCAAGATATTTTTCTACCACAGTTTTTAATTCATTAAATATTTTTTGATATGCACCAGGTTGCACTTTTATCATATTGTCTGCGAACGCGCCTTCTGCTTTTGTTAAATTAAATTCACCTATCTTAACCCATTTGTTTTTAACAGCTGTTCCTGCTTTGGCAATTCCGGGATCTCCACTTTTTTTGCGGTAAGTTCTTTTAATCACAATGTCCTTATCTTTATCTGACCCTGAAACTATTTTTGCACGAGAACCATCTTCGCGGCCGAATATGTAATTTCCCGGACCTCCAATATTGGTTCGTTTAGTCCAATCTGATGATAGATGATTAGATTCATCTTTAGTGAATTCATCCTTACCTTCTGTATATTTCCCGATAAATGTTCTCATATTCATTAACGATTCTTTATCATTAAAGTATAATCTATTACCCACCTTTTTTGCATAATTTTTAGGGATAGGTACTAAGATACCTATATTGCCCTCATCACCGGCATTTGCCTGATAAACTGCAAAACCTTTATCGTTAATTGCGTCAATTGCATTTCTTGTGACGTGTTTTACAGCTTCTACAGGGTATTTTTTATATTTTTCTTTAGTTATTTTATAAGGTGTTCCAGCACCCTCTTTAGTTACTACAATATGTGGATTACCATTAATTTCATAAAAGTTATATAATAAGTCGTATGCATATTGTTCAGCAGGGACACCTCTTTTTTCCATAATTGCATACAAAGTACCTTCAACATATTGATATTCATCTCCTTTATTCTTAGATACAGCAGTTTCTAAAACTTTAACTGAATTTTTATTGAATGGTATCTTTACTTGAGATTCTACATTTTTAGCTAAAAATGAAGCTAAATTACGCGCTCGTTGTTCAGCTAACCATGGGTTTCCATCAGTTATAACTAAATATCCAGAATTTGGATTGTATCGATCAATTATGCTAGGTAATTGTTGTCTAGTATAACTAGCCGCTTCAGTCCGATATACAGCATCAGTTACGCGGGTCTGTTCATTCAATAAATCTGTTAAACGTATCATATATATATATTCTATTTTTATATAAATATATCACAATTAAAAACCCGTTATTATTAGGACTTCTGAAAAATTATACTTATATTATTGGTGTATTTAAATAATTAAATAGTTAACGAAAAATTAAAAAAAAATTATGATTAGATTTGGTTACTGTTGTAATAATATGACTTTGAGTGAAGATAATATCCGTACGGGTCGTACTATGATTCAACGCAAATTTATAGAAGGTGGTATGCAGTTAGCATCTGATATATCCTTAAAAAATGCAAAAGATTTACTTCCTATACTACAATGGAATGAGCAGAATGGTATTCGATTGTTTCGAATCGGATCTGAAATATTTCCTCGTTGGAATCATTATGAGATATCAGATCTTCCTGATATAGAAGAAATTACTCATCATCTTCGTACCGCCGGCGATTATGCTCGAGAGCACGGACATCGACTAACTACACATCCAGGTCCATTTCACATATTAGGTGCAGAAAAACAAGAGATTGTTGAAAATAGCATTATAGGTTTAGAACGACATAGTGAAATGTTTGATCTTATGGGTTATGCACCTAGCTTTGAAAATCTTATCAATATTCATGTAGGTGCTACATATGGCGATAAACGAGCTACTATAGACAGATGGGTGTCTAACTATGAAAAATTATCTGATAATTTACGAGCTAGACTAGTTCTCGAAAATGATGACAAGGCATCCATGTATTCGGTACGAGATTTATATGAAATGGTACATTCTGTAACTGATATTCCTATTACTTTTGACTATTGGCATCATACTTTTAATACTGGTGGTTTATCCGAAGAAGAAGCATTCTTTATGGCACGAGAGACGTGGGAGAAGCATGGGGTTATTCAGTGTACTCATTACTCAGAGTCTCGTAGACGCGAGCAGCAATTACAGATAGAGCGAATGTTTGAACATCATGGTATCAACATGGAAAATATTGAGCAATGGCCGACATTCCACAAAGAATACAAGGCATTCACCAAGATCAAAGAACAAGCTCATTCAGATTATATTGTAAATTTACCTGATACATATGGCGTTAATGATTTAGATATCGAAGTAGAAGCCAAGGCAAAAGAATTAACATTGAAAAAAGCAAATATCGCTTGTTGCCAGCCGCAATTATTAACGTAACATATTTATATATAAATAATAAAACAAATAAATTATGGCGTATTACAAATACAAAGAAAAAGTTACAGATGATCTTATTGAAGCACATGAAATCGTAAGAAATGTAGGAAAAATGCTCAATGAAGGTAAAATTGATAAACAATCAACCCTAGATAATTTAGCCCGTGCAATTAAAAAAATTGAGTCGGCTAAATACTATGTAGACAGAGAATAATTATTATGAAACGTATATTACCCTTTTTAATGTTGTTATCAGCATTATCATTGGCAGCGACAGCTGCATATTATAGTATATTTGGATTGAGTAAACTCTTTTCGGCACAAGAAACAGCGGTTATTATAATGGCATCTATATTGGAAATGTCTAAATTAATTGCAGCATCATATTTACATCGACATTGGGCAAATATAAAATGGATTACAAAGACATATTTTGCAGTAGCTGTAATTGTATTGATGTCTATTACGTCGTTAGGCATATATGGATTCATGGTTTCTTCTTATCAGGAAACTGCATATAAAATGTCAGAAATTGAAAGTAAAGTTTCAGTATTAGATCTTAAAAAAAGCCGTTATACAGCGAATTTAGGTGCTATACAAGCAGAAAAACAATCCTTGAATACCAATATATCAGAATTGACAAAGGGGCTGGCAAACAACGTTATAAGCTATGTAGATGACGATGGAAATCGGATTACTACGACATCTAGAACAACTAGAAAAACATTGCAAGAACAATTGGATTTAGCTTTAATTAGAAGAGATAAAATTGCAGGCAATGAAATTGCAATTTCAGATTCAATAAATTCAATTGAAATGCAAATTTTTAATTTAAAAACAAATAATGATGTAGTTGCTGAATTAGGTCCATTAACTTATATAGCTAATATATTACAAATAAGTATGGATCGTGTAGTGAATTGGTTTATATTGTTGTTTATTATAGTGTTTGATCCACTAGCAATTATCATGTTAATTTCGGCAAATAAATTGTTATCGAGTAAATTAACTATATCAAATAATAAGTTTAAGGAAAACAATACAGTGTCAGACTCTTCTCAGTCAACTAATGAAAAAAATGAAAATATAAAAAATGAACTGCCTACTGATACTCCGAACCAAAAACTATATAAACCACCGTCATTGCATAATGTTTGGAGATCGGCTGCCAAACGAAAAAAAATAAATAAATGAAAAAATCTAAATTAAAGAATATACATGGTTCGAATTTTCATGTATTGAAGTGTAAATATTGCGGTACAGCCGTACCACGATGTGATATTCGCGCAGTTAAAGTTACATGCTCTATGTGCACGCATAAATTGGTTGAAGGTAAAATATTGGAAGAACGAAATTAATTAATTAAATTATATTTAAAACAAGTTATGTTAGAAGCAGAAAAAATTAAATCAAACTGGGAAGAATATCGATCTCGAATAACCAATTTATTTCCTACTCGTGTATCGCAATTAAATCGATTATATGACGATTTAGAAGATCGCATAGTACTGATGCCAGCATCGTCTATTGCCCATTATCATAATGCATTTGCTGGAGGTTATATAGACCACGTATTGCGTGTTATGGATTGTACAGCTAAATTATATGAATCGTGGAAAGAAATGGGTTCTGATATGTCTGGTTATACTAAAGAAGAAATGATGTTTGCAGCAATGCATCATGATTTAGGTAAAGTAGGATTTCCTGGCGATGGCAATGAAGTATATCAAGTTGAAACATCGGATTGGCATCGAAAAAATATGGGCCGAATGTATAAATATAATGAAAATATACCATTTTCAATGGTACCTGATCTTTCATTATGGTTGCTACAACAATATGATGTTAAAATTTCATGGAATGAATATCAAGCAATTAAAATACATGATGGCGTGTATGATGATGCAAATAAACCGTATTTTATTGCCAGGACAGCTCAAGCTAAATTAAAAACAAATTTACCTATCATTTTACATCACGG